GACTTGCGGTAGGAGTCCACCACGGGCGGCCCTAGAAACGCGTATGGCGGGTTGATATTGCCGGTCTGAGCCATCTGGACGGACAGCCCGTCTACCAGGCTGAGACGCGCTCTCAGAGCCGTCATGACCCCTTGTACGTCCGTCATCCGGTGGTCCCCGCCCCATATCGAATCTTGCTCTTGAGTAGCTCGACCACATCAGGATCTTCAGCACGGATCCGGACCGCTGTGCCGAACTCTCCGAAGCCTGCGACGCCGAAGGGAGCATCCTTCCGCTTAAGCAGAGACGTTGCCTTGAGAATGCACGCTTCGTTGACTTCGTCAGGAACAGCCGACCAACCGTGCAGGCCGGTGATCCTCAACCCTGGTCGGCCGTAGTCGAGTGTTGGGAAGAATCTTGACCCGCTGACATCGATCTTGGTGTACGCATACGCCAGATTGTTGACGGCCGCGTTCATCGGTCCTAGGCGGTAGTCGCTCGCTGCCCATGTTGTCGGGAAGGTGCCCGTGCCGTCGTCGGTGGCCACGACCAGACCCACGGTGGACGCGAGATCGTCAATGTAAACGCACTGGTAGTCATAGATCACGTACGTGTGAGCAGTGGCTACCGGATCTTTCCAGAACTTTCGCTTAGGGAACCCGCAAAAGTTGTCGATAGCCCTGCTCGCCGCGTTGATCGCCCGCTCTATCAGAACGTCGGACACCACGGATGACTCATCGTCGATGTGCCCGCGCACATCGGCCACGGTTGCGTATCCGTTGGTGATCGTCACTGACTACTTGCCGCCCGTCGGTGCGTTCTTGGTCGTGAGCCCGCTCTTGGTGCTGGAAGGCTTCCGCGTGGTTGCCGTCTCGACCCTGCCGGACTTGGCCTGACGCGCCGTCTCAGCCGCCGCGAGAGCATCCCGAGCCTTGGCGTCCGCTTCGTCTTGAGCTTCCCAAGCCTTGAGATCGGCATCTTGCTGTGCCTCGAACGCGTCGTCATTGGCCTTGGCCAGATCGCCGTGAACTTCGTCCAGCTTGTCGGCCCGCTCTCGATCTTCGGACGTAGTCTCCCGGACCATGCCCGAGCGGATCATGTCCTTCGCTTCGTCCTCTGGAAGATCTACGACGGAGTAACGCGGCGGCCAGTCAACGCCATCGCGCGTCCCCGTGATATCCATCAGAAGCGTGACTTTCATGATCTTTCACCCTCTCTTGATCGGGTACCGGCCGGAAAGAATGACCCGAGAACACACTTCCGGCCGGTAGTTCATGGGTTACGCGGTGCCACCGGCGAAGTGCTTGATTGCGCCGGTGAGGTCCACGAGCGCGCCGTCTGCACGGAAGAGGCACCGGAAGGTGACCATGTCCGTATTGAACGCGAAGTCATCCGAGCGCTCGAATCGGATCCCGCCCGCGATCCGGATGAAGTACTGAGAGATGTCGCCGAAGATGATCGACTTTGCACCGGTAGCGACTGCCGCGACACCCGGATCCGTGAGCACCTGCTTGCCCAGAATCGTGTCAGGCGATCCGGCCGTTAGGCCAGGCTGCCAGAGGTAGTTACCGATGCCCGCGCCGCCGCTGTTGTCCTTGAGCTTGCGGAGAGACGCGACCGTAGAGTCCTTGATGATCCACTTCGTCGCCGACGATGCCCGGTAGGGGGCGATCACCGAATAGAAGAGATCGATCAGGCTGTCTCCTACTGGAGCGCCGATAACTGCGGCACCGTTCGCGACTGATGGCCCCGTAGCGCCAAGGGTCGAGTCCAGCGTGATTCCGCGTGGCTGCGTGGTGCCCGCGCCGGTGATCACGTGCGAACCGAACAGGTTGCCGATCGCGCGGCCCGCCTGCATTGAGAGGTAACCCTCAAGATCGACGCCGGTGTCTTCGATCAGCTCGCGAGAGATCTGGATCAGCGTGCCGTACTTGAACGCGCCGAGCGAAACCTGACCGAATGCCGGGTCACCCGCACCGATCGTTCCGCCTTCCGCGACCAGCGCCGCAGAGCCGTGAGCGGTCGTCTTGGGAACCTGGATCACTTCACCAGAACTGGTAGAGAGCACCGTCGCGCCAGCTTGCATGACCGCGCTGACCTCGATCAGGTGAGCGACCAGCCGGTTATAGAACGACGTCGGAACCGTGACAGCCGCCGCAGTGGTGACCGCACCGGCAACGACCTTACCGAGTGCACGGAAATCCACCGGCTTGTCAGGCTTGACGTCGTACGTCCGGCCGGACTGCCCGAGCAGGAACTTGCGAAGCTCGGTTGCACGATCTTCAGACCGCTTGTCTTCCGGGGTATTGGCGTGCTTGACCGGCCCGCGAATCGCGTCGAACAGATCGTCAGTTTCCTTGGCCCGCTTCTCCGTGTCGAGCGCGGACTTCATGCGCGTGTCCAGGGCATCGATCTCTTCGTTCAGAGAGTCCCATTTGCCCTGCTCTTCGGCAGAGAAAGCGCGGTTCTCGTCGGCCGCCACGTCTGCCAGGCCCTTAGCTTCGTCCCAGACGCGCATGCGCCGCTCGCGAAGCCGTTCAACGATAGTGCCAGCCATAGCCGCCACCCTCTCCAGATTGATCATGGATTGGGGGTGACTGTCGGTCTGCCCACCGTGTCTCAACCGGTAGTGATCACGGTTGTCTCTTACGTGTCAGAGGGTGCCGAGCAGGCTGCCCTTCTGGATTGATCATGTAGTTGTCGGTCCGGCAGTCGGTGACTTTCGGTCTGCCTACCTGCCGGACCCAAGGTATCACCTAGCCAGCCGGACCGTCTTTCTTGGCCAGCAATGCCGCAATGGCGCTGTGACCACGGACCCTTGGCTTTTCCGGAGTGGACGGAACGCCGGTCTTGACGAAGAACTTCCGAAGCTCGTTCTCTCCCGCGAGCTTCCGAACCTCTTCAAGATCAGCACCGACCTTGGCCGCGAGCGAACGCATTCCTGCGGTCGTATCGAGGTAGGCCGGACTGACGACCGGTGCGACGTCCACCAGCTTTCCCGAGATGAGAGACCGCATCGGGAAGCCCTGCTCTGTGACACCCCATTCGTCCTCAAAGGTCATGAAGGCGAATGAGCTTTGCCGCACGTCGCCGCGCTGGACAAGCTCTGTGATGTCCGCGCGTGCTGCCGGGGGTTCCACCACGTAGTCAAGGCCCGTCTCGTCCACAGAGAGCCGTAGAGAGCCGCCCGCGACCGTTCCTAGGAGCATGTTGTCGTCGTGATTGAACCGAGCAACCACGCCTGGCCAGCCGTCGCCGCGAGACTTGTTGAAGAATCCCGGCTTGACCTCCTCGACGAATCCGCCGAGATTGCGCGAGAGCGTACTGAAGACAGCCGCGTACCCGCCGATCTTGTTACCGTCGCCCCTGGAGCGATACTCGACCGGCCATGTGGTGTACCGGCGTTCAGGCGTCGTCTCTGACATCGCCTTTCCTTCCTAGATCCGGATCGTGTGAATCGCCGGTACCCGACGGCCGTTAGACCCTCCGGTCAGCTTCGGATCTTGCTTCGCCGGAACCGGGTTCGGATCCGGTGGCTTTTGGCTCGGGTCAGTAACGAGTATGGGAGTGATCGGCTGCTTCTGGACCTTGGGCTTGGGCAACGGTGGCCGATTCTCGATCTCGCGAACTTCGTCGATCGTCAGAAAGCCTGCCGTGATCGCTACCGCGTGAGCGTCGTAACGAGTCTTGAGATCACCGCGCAAGATCCCATCCGGGTTGAACCGAACGAACTGCCGCTCTGGCAAGATCCGGGAGATCGCGCCTTCGATCAAGGTAGTCCACGGGAGTAGAACGATCTTGTAGACATGCAACCCGTTCTGCTCCGGGGAGTTGTACGTCAGTGATCCACCGGTCTCGCCGCCGACCCACTCCGGAGGAATGCCGAAGATCGCCGCGATCTGAGTCGCGTTCATCTTCATGGTCTGGATGAATTGTGACTCTTCAGGGTCAATGGATACGGCATTAAAATCCCAGTCGGCACCGTACGTAAGCGGCCGTCCGGAGCGAAGAGATCTTACAAGCCGCTCGGTGATCTCGTCGGCTTGCTCGTCAGAGATCACTTTCTCTTTGTTCTTGAACGTGCTCGGTGGCACGCCGCCATTGCCGAACCAATTCGCGCCGTACTCCTGAGCGTCCAGCCCGAACCCGATGGACCGTGCGAACGCCTTGACCGGCGAGAGACCGACGACGCCACCAGGGGGAACGAACCAACCGATGTGGATCACTCGGTCACGGGGGATCTCACCGTAACCGCCATCCGGATTCGACCAGTAGTAGATCGGTCGCGTCGGATGCGTCTCGTCAACATACACATGATCAGGATGTAGCCACTCGATGCTGACCGCGAACCCGAATCCGTCGATCTCTGTGATAATCCCGTAGGCGTTCCCGCGCATGGCCAGCGAGATCACCATTTGCCGCGTCCACGTGATCTTATCGACCACGGCCGCAGGCTTTTTGATCAGTTGCGGATCGGTGATCCTTTTAGAGATGTCTCCGTCTTCGCGAAAGGTCTGGAGAGGCAACGCGGAGATCTGTTCCGCCAGCACGCGCACACACGCGAAGTAGGAGATCAAAGACAAGGCATCACCGGAAGATCCATAATCGCGATCAGGACCGACATTGAACGGCCGCCACGGCACCGATGTGATCGCTCGCGATTCGGCCGGTCGGTTGAAGATCGCTCGATAGAGATCTCTCCCGAAGTCCCGGAACATGCCCACACGAGCCCCTAACGAACCGAATCGAGCACATCGTAATCACTGCCTGGATCTGTGGTGACAAACCCCCACAGCGCCAGAGTAGCCCCTACCAGCGGGGATATGACCACCGAAAGACCCTTTCGAGCCCATGCCCATGATGCCTCAAGATCACGCTTGACCGCCCCTGCCACCGCGACATTCATTCTAGCCTCACCCAAGTGGATCAGTTGAGACTGATCAACCTTGTCGTAGAACATGCCGCAGGCTTGCACGTACTCTTGGGACGTCGTCTTGATGATCTCTATCTGCACCCGCTTGGATTCGGCGAGAGTCTCAATCTCGCTGATCAGCGATGCTGCCGCGCTCGCGGTGTCAATGACGACGCGCACAGTCCACTCACGGCCGTCCCAAAGCTCTGCCAGCGTGACCATATCGGCCACGGCCCACGCCGTACCCGGCCCGTGTTTGATCGTCTCTACGTGGATCCTGCCGTCTTCCCGAGCACCCGCAACAGAGATCGACGTCCAAGCGCGCTCGGGAGTCACGTCGATTGCGAACGTCATCCGACCGGCGATCTGTGAGCCAGGATCGATCAAGGCTTTCCAGGTGAATTCCTTGATCACCAACCACTCGTCAGGGAATTCGTCTTGCCACTGATTCAGGTACGCGCGCCGGAACTCAGAGAGCTTGAGTGTTTTCTTGGCGTGCTTGATCGCAGCGATGTTGATCGTGTACCCGAGAGCAGGCATGCATTGCGCCCACACATCATGATCGTCGGGATCGGCTTCGTTCGGTGCCGACCACTCGATATAGCACGATCCGTCAGTCTCTTCAGCAAGAGCCAGCTCCCGGCCGGTCTTGACCTTCTCCCGAAGGAACGCTGACTTCCGCGTGCCAGCCGTCGAGTTGATCCAAATCTGCGGCTGATCACGGGTGGCCATCGCAGGATTGAACGCCTGTTCTAGTCGAGCGTCCTCTTGCGCGAAGGCTTCGTCGATCATGCCAAGATCGAGAGTCTCGCCGTGGGCAGACGTCTCTTTGTTCGACGTGATCCCGTGCAGCGATCCGTTATGCCACTTGATCGCTTCCTGACCGATCGCCAGTCGAGTCACGAAGTCACGGGAGTAGCGGCTGGCTTTCAAGATCGGGATGTGCTCGTCTTCCCACTTCCCACGTGCTGCGATTCGGGTCTGAGCCGCATACAAGATCCGCTGTCTTGGCTCGCGCGCGGAGATCATCGCTTGTGCCCGGTGGATCATCACCGCGAGCAGGAGAACCGTCTTGCCCGACTGGCGAGGAACCGTCAGGCAAATCTCGCGGTAGGCCAGCAGGCCGGTAAAAGGATCTACCTCAAGCGCGATGTCCGAGACGTACTGTTGCCACGGCATGAATCCGTATCCGAGATTCTCAGCCACCTGAGCAA